GATTACTCCTTAAAATGCCCGTGCATATGCCGCCGCACGCGCTCGCTGTTGTACGCACCGCGGCAATGGTCGGCCTGCCAAAAAAACAGGGCATTGACCGCGCACTTGGCCGCGCGCCAACGTCGGCGCGGCTTGTCCGCCAAAGTGCTGTTGCGGTATATGCGGCTGCTTAGCGTCTCGTCGGCAAACCCGCCCAACACCGCATTAAGCAGCTGGTCGGCAGAGATGGCGACTTGGTAGGCATAAGCCGCCACATCCAAAGACAGCTTACGCATTTCAGACGGCCTCTTGATGGGGCAATTGGTAAACAGGCTCGATGGCCGCTACCGCCGCCACCTCCTGCGCCGCGTCCAAACGGTCGGCATAGGCTTGACGCTGGCCGGCCACCGTTGCCGACAAGGCGGCAAACTGCTTGGCTTTGGCCAGCGCCTTGCCGCGCAAACCGTCCAAATCACAACCGCGTGCAGCGGCAATCTGCGCCAACAGCGGGGTGTCTGTACTTGGATCTTGTTCCCATGCCAAAGCCTCATTGGCTTGCAGCGGCCATGTCTGCCGCTCAAATTCGGGCACATCGTTGGATTTTGACAGATGGCATACATAGCTTTGCGCGGCGGCGTTAATCTCCGCCAGCTTGGCCGCTTTGGCCTGCGCCAGCCACTCGGCGGCATCCTGCTCCGCCAACGCCCACTGCTTGCCGTCCCATGTGTGCCAATGGCTCGGCGGTGCGGTAAACGTGAGGCCGTCTGAAAGCCCGCCTGCGGTAACGACCATCACGGCTTGGCCGTCGGCGGTTTGGTATGCCGTCTTGCCTCGGTGGTCGGGGATATACTCCCATGCCTCGCCCGTCCAGCGTGCGGCGTGGCCGTCTCGCGGCTCTGGCGGAGCGGTGTCGATGCAGCCGCCGGGGATAATGTAGCTGCCGTCGCGGGCGTTGATGTCTAAATCTGCCTCGGTTTGTCCGAGATACAGGCCGTCTGAATCTAATTGGCAGACGGGTTTTGTCCATTGGATTTCCATTTTGTCACCTCGTTAAATTTTAATGATATATAACTCTGCGATATTTGACGGAGCCAAATCACCCGTCATGCCATAGGTGGCAATGGTCTCGACGCGCTGTCCGTTGCCGCTATATCGCTCCACGCTGGTAGTGCTGTTTGCCCCTGCCGACAAGTAAAAATCTTTACCTCTGTCAATGTTGTAATTCACACCGGCCTTAGCAAATCTCATATCATCGCCAATCATAAAACCGACGCCGTGCGAGTGTTGCGGTAGTCGCGCCGTCTGTTTGGAGCCTAATGCACGACTGCTGTCCAACCCCCTGCCGTCATCCAGGCCGCGGATAAACTCGTTACGGAGATCGGGGAGCGTAAATGTCGTCCTGCCGTCGCCCGCGCCGTGTGTCGTGCCGATAACGGCAAACAGAGCGGCATAGGTGGCGCGGCTGACGTTGGCACCGTTACATTTGAGCCAGCCCGGCGGCGCAGTTGTGCCAGAGTAAGCAACAATCGTACCCGGCGGCGCGGCCTGCTCTGCCTTGTCGTTGACCGTCTTAACGGCCTGCGAGGTGGCAACGGTTTGGCTGTTGGCCAAATCGACAGCGTCGCGGCGGTCGGACCACAGTACCAACTTGTCGCCCTGATATTTGATGGTGCCGTCGTCGCCCAATTGCAATGATTTGTTGCTGGCGGGATTTTTGAGATAGACGGCGCTGGCGGCATAGCCCAGCTCCGCCCATTGGTCTTGATTGTTGCCGGATATTCTCAGGCCGCGGGAAAAGTCGGCACTTTCCGAAAAGGTTTTGCGGCCGCCTACGGTTTGGTTGCCCGCAGTCTTAACGGCACTGCTCTCGACACCTCCAATACGGGCAATTACCCAATCTTGATATGCAACTGTGCGGTTAAGATTGCCCAACTCCGGGAAATGTATATACCGAACTTGCCCGCTTGTTTGCTCGTACTTAATGTTAAATTTAAGTGTGCTGCCATCTGAAAAAACGGATTGCGGATTAGCTTCGAGAAACCAATGCCCGCCGCCCTGCACGGGCATGCGTATCTTGCCCCAATGCTCGGCACGTCCGGCGGTTAACAGGCTGGTAAAGGTTTTTTCGCCGGCTATATCCTGATCACCGGCTTGTCCGACAAATAACCTGTTTATTGCCTCGGCGAGTTGGTTGGTTTTGGCTTTATTGGGATGGATACCTGCGGCCGTCAACACAGCCAATATCTCGCCCTGCACCTGATTAAGCCACCATGCGGGCAGGATGGTGCCCAGCTCGCTGGTACCGTTGCCGTCTTTAAACTGTTTATCGGGGGTATCGATAGCGTGCATTGTCTATGCCTCATAAGTAAATCGCACTGCGGTATGTGCGGGTTTTAAATCTTGGATAACGGTCTCAATCACGGCATCGCCGTAATCGGTCAACCTGTCGCCCGCCGCCGAGATACCGGCGCGGAATCGGGTAATGCGGTTGTTGCCGCCGCGCACGTTAACGTGCCACACCCACATGATTTCCTGCGGCGCAAGACGGTCGCCCGCACGGTTGACACCGACACGGAACGGTTGCGGTTCGTCGATTTGGATTTGATAGCCCGCCGCCTCGGCCAAACGCACGAAATAAGGGATACTCAAGCCGCCTGTTTCGTTTAGCTTGGCCATGACCGCCAACACACGGCGCTGGCGGTTTTTGCCCGTACCGTCCAAACCTAATACGCGCTCCCAATCGGCCAGCATTTGGCCGGCACTGCGCGGGTCGACGGCATCGGCAACGCTTTGAGCCGATTCCGCCACCGCATCCAGCGCTGCGCCGTCTATTTCTGCCTGCGCCCGCACACGCGGGGCATTGCGGGCATACGACACGGGGGGCAACAGGCCCCGCAAGATGTCTTGATAGCTCATGACGGCATCTCCGTTACATTAATCGCGCCCGCTTTAAACCACTCGATGCGGTTAACCGTATCGGCGGCACGGTTGGCCGTCGGCGTGATCAGACGGCGGTCGATCACGCCCTCCGTATTGCTGACAGCCGCCTCGATTTGCGACACGGTCAGGCCGTCGCCGGGGATCAAGGTGTCAAAATATTCGTTTAGGGCCGTCTGTATGCGGCGTTTGGCCTCGGCCAAGTCGATGCCGTGGAGCTTGACTTGCACGGTAACAGGCACCGCCGTTACGGTTGGCTTGAGTACCAGCGCATTTTTTGCCGTTACCGGGCGCATCTCGTCGATATAAGCCTGCACACGCTGCACGGTTTCTTCCGACGGCACACCATCGGCGGAGGTAATCGCAATATCCACCGTGCCCAAGCCGCGGCGCAGCGGATAAACGTATGCGCTGGTAACGCCGTCGACACTCAACGCCCAGTTTTTATAGTCGTAACGGTTGCCGCCTGCTGGCGGTCGGCGGATGATTTCCAGCAGCCGCGCCAGCAGCGAGGCATCGCTTTCGCGGTCGGTGCCGCCTTGCACGGTAAGGCGGCATTCGGTGGCCACGCCGGCGGGAGCGGCCATCAGTTGCGCCTCGCCGTCGCGTACATTGGCGGCCGCGCCCGGCTCTTCGGCGATTGCCGGTATTTCCGCCGTGCCGCCGCTGCCGATAACGGCGCGGGCGGTAGTGCGGTAAAAACGCTGGCCGATACGCACTTGCAGGCCGTCTGAAAGCATGGATTGCGCAACGCCGCTTACTGTCAGCGTGCCGCTGGCGGTGGTAGGATTGCGTCGGCGCAAGCCGCGCATGGAGGCGTGGCGCTCCAAATATTCGCGGTCGGCGGTATCAGGGAAAATCTGCCGCGCAATCCAGCTTTGATGCGCGTATTGCCCTTCTGCGCAGCTGGCCAAACGACTGGCGTGCACATAATGGTCGCTGTCGGGGCTGATATCGGCATCCGGCCACAGGCTTTTGGTATCGCGCAGGATACGCTCGCGGATTTGCTCAAATGTCGGCGTTTCAAACACGTTTAAAACCTCTTTAAATCACGGGCACTTCGTGGCGGTAGTCAAACCCGCCCGCCGCCGTATCCACCCGGATATGCAGGATCAGGCGGCCGTCGTGCGGCTGCTCTGCGCGCACGGTAATCTTGTCGGCACGCCCGCTCTTAACAATCGGTTGCAGTGCCTCATCGGCATATTGCTCGGCCAACAGGCTGACCCGTTGCAGTTCTTTTTCACGCTGCAACAAATGCAGCAGCGAGCCGAGCGTTTTATCCGCCCACCAGCTGCCCAACGGTGTCATCAATCGGATGTACACGGCATTTTGCAGCGTATCGACGGTGCGGCCGGTATAGTCGCCGGTGCCGGGGTTTAGCTCTTTGTCCATGTTGGCATTTTGCCGTTTTCAGACGGCCTCACGGAGTACACGGGCTTCAAGCCCGCCGGCGCAAAAAAAAAGCAGCCCGAAGGCTGCCAAAGGTCTGCTTGTCTATGCCGGTTTCGCCGGCGAGGTTTTTCCGCCGATGCTGTCGGTATGCGGGTGCCGGCGCAACGATATATCGCCGGCCACCACGTCGCCGTCGGTGTTAAAGCTGCCGCCCGTTTGGTTAACATCGCCGCTAAAGGTGGCTCCGTCGCCGCCCTCGACGGCCATGCCGCCGTTGCCGTTGATTTGGCCTTGAGCCGTCAACACCGCACTGGTCTCCACCAACGGCGCGTTAAATTTGGCATCCGTGGCCGCATTAACCTCGTATTGTTTGCAGTTAACCCGGTACACGTCGCAATGGGCCTCAATGATTTTGCCTTGCTTAATCACGATTTTTGCACCCTCATGGTTAAAAATCGCCGTCTCGCCGGGCTTAAGGTTTTTGATGCGGTAGTTGCCGTGCTGGCTGCACACAATCACACCGTGCGATGTATTACCACCTAGCGGTATCACTACCGCTTCGCTTCCGTCGGGGGGATGGCTGGCAAAGCCGTATTCCTGCAAATGCTCAAGGTCTTGCAGGTTTTCGTCGGCCAAGCCGCTCAACTGCACGCGCTGTATCGGCTCGGACGACACCACCAGCGTGATTTTGCCCCGAAAGGCCGCGCGCAGGGTTTCGCCTATGTTTTTAGCAGTTTGTGCCGTTTTTTTAGCCAATTTACTCAAAATCATTCAAACACCGCCGTTTCCGTTTGCTTTCTGCCGCCTTTTTTGCCCTTATGGCTCACGCCTTTGCGCTTACCTTTGCGCTTGCGCGCCGCCTCGGCTTTTTTGGGGTAAGCGTCGGGTGTCCAAATGCCGTCCTCTTTGAGCCGCAGCTCGGTTTGGGTGCCGTCCATGCGCGACAACATAAACCGCCGTCCCATCAGAAAAAACACCGCATCGATACCGTGCTCGTCGTCGATCACATGCACACGCTGGCCGGGTTGCCACAATACGCCGTCGCGGGTTTTATGGCCGCCCACGGTTATCGTGAGCGTGAATCCCTCCAGCCGCCAGTCGGCCAGCTGCTTTTTAGCCTGCTTTTGCAATGCGGCCAAATTGTCGGCATCGGACACCACCACCGTTTTGGGGCGGTGCAGCGTCATGGTCGGGTCTTTGTACACCCACTTTAAATTGTGTTTGGCGCTGTCGCCGCTGCGGCCGTGCGATTGCGCCAAAAAAGTAACCTCGGAAAAGCGGTTGTCGGTATCCCACTCAATATCCATGCGCTCGATATTGCGGCGGGCATCGGTGCGGCTCCAGCACAATGTCGCCACCGGCGGGCTGCTGTAATCCGCACCGCCCACCACCAACGTGCCGTCCGGCTCCAGCCACGGATGCAGCCCGACCGAGTTGGCAATATGGGTTAACGCCTGCCATACGGTTTCGCCCGGCTCGATGTCGATTTTGTCCAAAGCGGGGTTGTTTTCCGCCTTAAGCACCACCGCTTTAATCTGCGGCCACGGTGCGGCCAGCTTTTTAGCCGCATCCAATACCGTCATACCCTTAACATTGAGCTGCGGCGCGGAGCAATCCACCAAAAAACCGGCCAAATCACGCCCGCTCAAGCTCAACTCGCGGCTGCCCTTGCTTTTGCCGTGGCGCTGGCTGCCGATGATGCCCGTCATCACGGTTTGGCCGTCTATCACTACCTCGCAGGTCTCTCCGCTTAAATCGGGTATGGCCGCCTCCGGCCCCGACCTGCCGATGGCAAAATCGAAGCTGTCGGCGGGAATTAAAAAGTCGCTGTCGATGTCGTAGCGCTCCCAGTGGCGGTGCTCTTTACCGCCCACGCGCACCGACACGGCATAACCGTATGAATTATTTTGCATAGCTGTTAACCAAAGTGCCGCGCTTGATAAACGCGGGGTGGTGGATATGGGGATTGAGCCGCATCAGTTCTGCTGCACGGCCGATATCGCCGTAAAACTCGTGGGCGATTTGGTGTATCGTGCCGTCGATTGGGGCTTGGCGCACAATAAGCGGCGGTTTTTGGTTGATGGCCGCCGCAACCAACGCATTCAGACGGCCTGCCGCCGTGCGCAGCGATTCCGCCGTTTGGTAAGCCTCGGTATACACGGCGTTGGCCGTCAGAGTGCCCGACCCGGCAGCAGCCGTCTGCACCGCCCGCAAGGCGGCAATCTCGGCCTGCATACGGCGGCGCATGGCGCGGTTAACCTCAATCAAATCGGGCGCGGTCATCTCTTCGCCATGCGCCTCGATTAATGCCGTTGCCACCGACAACAGCGATGCCGTCGACAACAGGCGCACCGCCTGCGCTACCGGCTGCACTTGTTTGGCGGTTAAACGGTTCAATCGGCTTTGCAGGCCGTCTGAAAAACGGCCGGTCAGCAAATTATCAGGGATAGCGGCGGCACGGTCGGCAACAGCCGCAGCCCCGTCAAACCGCTGCCGCGGCGACCAACCGGCATGGTGCATGGCATTATCGGCCAAACCCGCCTCACGGTGTATGCCGGTATCTACCATGACCGCCATATCCGCAAACAGCTTGGCCGAGCCGCTTTTAAATGCCGCTGCGCTGTATCCGCCACGATCGGGAAAGGCAATTTTGTCCAAATCAAACAAACGGCGCACCGCGCCAAACGTACCCGATGCCGCACTCCAAATGCCCAGCGCGCTGCCCCATAAAGCCGATACGCCCGCATCCGCCTCCAACACCGCATCAATAAAGCCGATAGCCGCCTCGCGGTAGGTGTCGATATCGGCAATCAACGCCTCAAGCTCGACCAAAAAGGCGTTTTCAAATACAAAGATTTCCTGCGCTTCAGCCGCTTCGCGGAAAGTAATATTGATGCCGGCATAATCCACATAATCGGCCTCATGGCGGTAGCTCCATGATGCCGCAATCATGTTGTGCATCCGCCCCCAAACAGGGTGCACCAGCACGCCGCCGCCCGGCTGCTCCAGCGCATCGAGCAGCTTTTTCAGACGGCCTGCATAGCCCTTGCCCCAAAACACCGCATTAATCTGCACCTGCCGCCCGGTCGTGCCCATGTCCTCAAGGTCGATACCCTGCACAAACGGCCGCGCATGCTCGGCCAAAGCCTTGCCGTTGCTCTCGTCCACCGCCTCAATATCAAAGCCGACGCCCTTGTAAGACGCGTCCTGCAATAAGGTATGCCATCCGCTCATTGGCCCGCTCCACGGCCGAACATGGCCACTTGATACCGCGATACCTCGTGGGCGATCACGCGCCCGTCGAGCGTTACCGTCATATTGTTGTTGATGGTTTGGTTGGCCGCCGCCAGCGTGCTGTTAATAGCATTCAAACCGCCCGTTACCGCCGCCGTATCGGCATTCAGCGCGGCTTGGTATTGCGCCGTTTGCTGGGTAATCGCGGCTTGATAAGCGGCGGTTTGCTGGGTAATGACGGGCGCAAGCGGTTCGGCGGGTTTAAGGGGTTCGAGCGGCTTTAAGGGTTGCAAGGGTTCGGCACGCAAACGCGGCTGCGGTTGCACCGGTAAATAAGGTTTTCCCGTGCGGTATGCCTGACGCATGGCTTCCATACGTTCGCCCTCACCCTTATTGAGGCCGTCGGAATAAAACAGTAAGCCTGCGCCGACACTTGCTTTTGCACCAAGCAGTTTACTGCCCCATTTTCCCCAAAAGCTGCCCGCCGCACCTTTCGGCGCGATACCTCCGCCTTTTTTCCCCGGCAGAAAATCCCCCAACCCCTTGCCGTTTGCCATTGCCACCAAACCCAAAGCACCGGCGGCGGCAGTGGCGGCAGCGGCCAACGCTTTGGTGGCCAGCGTCGTATTGGGAAACTCTGCGGACAAGCTGGTTAAGCCCGTCTGAAAACTAATCAACGGTTGCGTAACACCCTCCTCAATCAAGGCTATCGCCTTATTGCGCTCCTGCTGCGCCGCATCGGTTGCCATACGCGCCTGATTGAGCTTTTCCACTTTGCCGTTTTCATGGGTAATACCGGCTAAGTTTTTCATAAACTTTTCGATTTGCTCTATATCTGCTGCAGCCAACAAACCTTGTTTGGCCTGCAAATCAGGCATTACCTTCGACAAAACAAAACCCCGCATCATATTCATTTGCTCGGCAGCCACCTTATCGCCTTTTTCGGCTTTGGCCTTGTATCCGGCATACTCTTTGTCTTCTTTAAGCATGGCCTCAACCAAACGGCTTAACACCTGTACTGCATTCTCGCCGTTGGCCTTACCCCGCAACACCGACCCCTCCCAGTCGATACCTTTACCAGGTGACGATGGATTGGCCAACTTTGATAAGCGGCCGACCGTATCCGCAGACAAGGTTTTGTTTAACATGTTGCTTACATTATTGGCGGCTTCGCTGTTTGAGCCTGATTTTCCGGCGGCGGACTGCAGTAGCGACAACAAATAGTCAAAGCCCTGCATGCCCGTTAAACCGGCTTGCTGCGCAATAGGCAGTAGGGCGGGTAACTCGCGCACCATATCGGTAATTTCAAAGTTGCCGTCCAAGCCCGACTGTAGAGCGTGCTCAAATGCCAAAGCCAAGTCTTTGCCTTTAAAACCGGCATCTTTAAGCACTTTCATCAGTTTTGCTGTGTCGTCCGGGTTGTATTGGCCGTTTTCGCTGGCGGCCATCATGGCAGCGTACGAGGTATTGGCATCCTCTTTAACCTCCGCAAAGCTCATGCCGTTGGTCATCATGGCACTGATCATGCCTAATGCCGAATCGGCATTGCCGCCGTTGGACTTAATTAAATCCAAAGCCAACTTTTTCACTTCCTCCGCGCCTTTTGTGGCAATCCATTGAGCCGACTTGCTCTCGTCTTCGATAAATGCTTGGCGGGCCACTTGATTGATGTTGGCATTAAGCTGCATTTTGTCGTCCATCGCAGGCTTAAGCACGGCATAGGCCGCCGTGCCCGCAGCAAGTGCAGCCCCGCCGATAGCCATACCTTTTTGCAGTTTCGAGCTTTTACCCAACTCTGCATTTAATTCGGCAATGCGCTGCTTGGTCGCACGGGCGGCACGTGCCAAATCGTTTTGCGACGCTTTACCGCTGCGCTCAAGGCGTTTATAGGCTGCTTCGGTTATTTTGATTTCGCGCTGTATCGCTTTTTCCGATCGAATGCCCGCTATCTCATAAGGCTTGTGTGCGCGCGCCATCTGCATACGCGATGTGGCCGTGCGTTGCAACTGCCGCTCGGTTTCGGCCAATAGCCGCTTTGCGCCGTCATCGCGCCCGGTCAGCGACAACACCAATTTCATTAATCCGTTTGCCATAAAAAACAGCCTTTAAACTCACATTAACTCACGGTTAATTATGGTTTAAAGGCTGTTTTAATCGGGATTTAAGGGGCTTCAAGCCCGTTGGGAATCACTCTTGCATGGATATAGCGGCGAGTTTGATCCCCACCTTTTTTGTCCGTCTTCAGTCTCCAGCAGACAAATAATCAGCAACTCCAATTCCAAATGCCCGAAAACCCTTCCGTTTCGGGCGTTTTCCAATACAATTTCACGCAAAATGATTTTGTTGTTTGGTGATAATTCTTTGATTTGTCTTTTAATTTCCATTTTTTATACTTTCGGCTTAGGCAACCGCCTTGAGATAATCACTCCGTCATCCGTGGGCTTTTTAACGCCTAAGCTGTCCAAGATGTCTCCAAACCAAGCCACCAGCTCGGCGTGGCACATACCGGCCACGGCATCGGCGGATATACCCGCTTTGGCCATCAAGATGACGGATTGGCGGTAATTGCGGTGGCAGTTGCGGTAGTTTCGGGACTCGGTTTTTCGGCGGCCGCCGTGGTGTTCCCGGGGTTTGCCCCAGCGGCGGTGTATTTTGCCCGCAGGTCGTCCTGTGCGGCCAAGATGATGCCGTAGTCTTCGCCGGTGAGGTTTTCCGCTAGGTATTCGGCGGTTAGCCGCTCGGGGGCGATGCCCTCAACGGTAAGCTGCTGCGCCCAATAAGCCAAGGTTTCAGTCATCAGGGCGCGGGCTTTGCCGCTTTCGCTTTGCGCTTCGCCCAAATCCATATCTTCCAATGCCGCCTGCGCGCGCAGTTCGCCGCCGATGGTCAGCGGCCGCAGCGCGGCGCGTTTGGCCACACCGCCGCCCGGCAAGGGCAGGCCCCACACCAAATCAAACTCGTGTTTCATGCGGCGTTACTCCGTGATTTTGTGTAGCGCCACCATCTCGATATCGATACGCGCCTCGTTATCGGCCTCGTATTGCTCGCTGGTCTCAACCGTAAAGCAGTCGAGATAGGATGTGCGCTTATCGTCTTGATTGATGGGGTAGATGGTAATTTTGGCTTTGGTAATGTTGTCCCAATCCACGGCGCGTCCGTCGAGCGGAATGGCGGCAGTCACGCTTAATTTGTGTTCGGTTACGCCGTCGCAATAACCGTTTACACGGCCGTTGCGGTTCATGGTTTTAACCGACTTGCGGCCGGTGGTGGTTTGCGGCTTGATGCTCACAATCTCGATATCGCGGCCGTTAACTTCCATAATCACCGCGCCGGCATAAGTTGCATCGCTCATGTTTTATCCTTTTTTAAGGTTTCAGACGGCCTTTAAAACAGGTTTAAACGCCGTCTGAAAGGGTTACAAAATCAAATCAATGCGCCCGGCAAACACATGCAGGCCGTTGACCACGTCGGCGGGGATGATGGCATTCACGCGGTTGGGGTCGTTTTGCGCACGCGCCACCACCAGCTTGCCTTTATTGGCTTCGGCGTTTTCGATGATTTCGGCTTGGTCGAGCTTAATCAGCACGTCCAAAATCTCGCTCTTAACCTTGGGCAGCAGGCGGTCGCTCAATTTGTCGCGCGGGAAGCGCAGGGCAATGCGCTCTTTAACGCTGCGGCGCACATAATCCAGCGTGCGGATGGTGGTAATGTCGAGCAGCGCCGGGTCGTCGGTGTTATTGGCCGATTTGGTGTAGGTGGATACGGCACGCATAATCTGCACGCGGTTATTGACCACGGTTAAAGGCGTCAAGCCGTTGTACAGCGCATTGTTGCACTCTGCAAACAGCGGCCATTGCGCATCAAGTGTAACGGCCAGCCCTTTGATTTCCAGCGTGTTCAGCGGCTTGGCAGGGTCTTCTTCAAAGGCCAACACCGCCGCATAACCTGCGGCAATGATGCCGTTTGGCTCTACCGCGCCTTTGTACCAAGCGCAGGTAATGCGGCCGTCGTTGATTTTGCCGGTAGCGGTGGTGGCCGTACTCAAGGTCGCACTCATACCCAATACGCCGATACAGCCGCGCTGCTCGATGGCATTGGATACGTTGGTAATATGGTTGCTCAAGGCTTTGGCGTTGGCGTCATCGCTAAACGGGCTGCAAATAATGTGATAATGCTTGCCCGCCACTTTGGCCAAGGCCGTGGCAATGTCCGCATTTTTGGCGCCGCCGGTAAAGGCATTGGCTTGATAAGTCAGGCCGGTATTGCCGGTGCTCACGGTTAAGCCGCTCTCGTTGCCGATCTCGCCTTTGTGTTTGGCTGTCAACGTCACGGCTGCGCCGCTGCCGGATGCGGTAACGGTTACATCGGCGGCAGTGATGGCGGTTTTCAGACGGCCTGCCACTGTGGCGGCGGTCTCGCCGGTGTTCACAGCCGTGCTGACCTGCTTGCCGCCAATCGTGATATCCACCACGCCCGGCGCGGTGGCCGTGCCGGAAAGGGTAACGGTTGCGGTTGCCTGCACGCCTGCGCTGTGGTCGGCAATGCCGATAACGGTCAAATCCAAATAAGGGTTGTTGGCAAATGCTTGGCGCACCATCAAATGCGCCAGCGAGCCTTGCCCGAACAAATCGGCCGCCTCGGCATCGCTAAACAGTTGCACCGGCTCTAAGGCGGGCTGTCTGCCCGCGGTCAGCATGGGGGCAACCATCAATACCTTTTGCGGATTTTGCGGCAAGCCTTGCACGGCATTGCGGGTGTTAAATTCGATGTATTGCCCGGGCACGCGGATGCTGCCCGGAATCGTGTCAAAATCAATATGGGACATGATTACTCTCCCTTAGCATTGCGGGTTTTGGTATTTGGGGCGGTATCCTCAACCACCACCAAATCGCCGTCATCAATCATGCGGCGGTAATACAGGCTGTTGCCGTCCACCTCCACCGGCTCTTGGCCGATATACTCGTGCGGGTTGTGCTCGGCCGGCACACGCAGGCCGTCTGCCGCCGCTACTTTGATTTTGCTCATTGCTTGTCCTTAAGGGTTAGGTTTACAGGGATTTCACCGGCGGATTGCGGGTCGTAAATCTTGCCGTCCACCCCCTCGAAATCAGGCCACGGCTCGCTCAATGTACCCTGATACTTGGTAAAGATATGGTCGGGGTCGTCGGGATTGTCGGTGTGCTCGGGGTAGCGGTCATTCTCGAGTCCGCAGGTGTTAAAGCGGATGGCGTACTCAACCGCATATATGCTTACCGCGGCGTTTTGCACCAGCACATGATTGGCAATCGCGCGCACCGCTTTGGGCACCAAGCCGCGGCTATCGGCAAAACCGAGCCGCTGGCCGTCAAGCAGGCGGCGCACGGCACGGATTAAATCGTTGCTGCCGATTTCTCGCGTATCAATGCCGCCTTGCCGCTGCGCCTGCTCGTTGCGCAGATTACGGGCTGCCACCATGACCACAAATTCCGCAGTATCCTGATAGCGTCCGCATACGCCGCCGGTGCCGGCAGGCTCGACTTTGCTGCCGCCATACGTTACCCATACCGCAGGCAGCGTATGGATTTGCCCGGCCAAGTCCTCGGCCTCGCCGTTGTAGCTTTTAACCGTGCGCACCATGCGCCCCAAGCCCCGTTTCAGACGGTCTGTTACCGCTTGCTCAATTTCGGTTATCACGCCCGAACACCTTGTTTTTACCGTTGATAAACACAATACCGTCTTCGCCCGCGGCTACTTCTTTGCCGCTGTCATCCACGCCCAGCTGCACTTCTCCTTTGGCCATAGCACGCAGCAGGTCGAGCACGTCGATTTTGTAGCGGTTGCGGATTTCTTCGGTTATCAGCACACCGTTGGCGGCGGTGAGGCGGTAGCGGGCGATATCGCAACACAAGCGCTTGAGGATGGGCGGCACATCGGTAAACGGACGTTTAAACCGACCCAGATAAGCGTCTATTTCTGCGGTGGCATCGGCCAGTGCCACTGCCGCCACGTCCTCGTCAATCAAGCCGTCTTGGTTGCGGTCGGTCAGCTGGATAACCTCCAGCTCGCCGAAACGCGCCACCATATCCGCCGTCACCGCATAAGCCATGATTTATGCCTCTTTGGTTTGCAGGGCCGGCTCGTCGATAATGCGCTGCCACGCCTCATCGCCAATCACGGTGCGGTCGATTTCGCGCCACTCGCCGTCAAACTTCTCGCCGGCGCGCCAAAACTCGCGACCCGATGCCGTGCGCACCAGTCTCTTATTTGGATTGCCGGACTTAGCAGGCTTGTTGACCTGCTTGCGCAATGCGTCCAATTCGCGTTCAGCGGCTTTGGCTTTTGCAGATTCGGCGGCCAATTGCTCTTTTAAAGCGGATAGTTCGGCCTGTGCCTTATCCAGCTCTTGCTTGAGCGCCGCCTCGACGGTCAAGTCCTGCGGGTTTAGTTGGGTTACAGATTCGACGAGGGTGTCTTTTTTTGGGTTTGCCATAATCAGGTCTCCGTTCAGACGGCTTTTAAAACAGGTTTAAACGCCGCCTGAAAATCAAGGTTGGTTTACAGGTGCACCGATACGTGCAGTTTCAGACGGCCTTTAAAGGTGTTGGTCGTACCGTTGATTTTTTCGGCTTCCAACAGCTCGCGGGCGGTCTCTTCCAGCTCGGGCGGCACCACCAGCAGGCTCGGTGTAATGTTGAGGTTATAACCGCCGTTGGCCTTGACTTTGCGCATGGCCACAATGATTTTTTGCAAATTGGCCTTGTTTAAAGTCAGTTTTTCTGCCATGTGCGCCAACTGCCACAAACCGAAACCGGCTACACAACGGCGGCGGGAGCCGTAGAGGTATTGATCCTCCATAAACACCTTGTCCGATTTGGCGGGGTCAAACTTGTTTTCAAACTCCGGTTCGGTGCGGCTTTGGAATACCAACGGCTTGAGCGTTTTGGTGTCGTCAATCACATACCATGTCGGCACATCATTGTCGGTGCCGGTAGTGATGTTTTTAGTGGCCGTGTTTTGACCGGTGCCGTCAGCTTTTTCAAACACCGGATGATCCGTATCAAAAAAGTATTGGCCGTCATAACATTCGGTGGTTTTGCCTTTTTTGAGCAGGCCCCATACCAAAGTGTCGGGCAGGGCTGCGGCAGATTCGCCCATTGCGGCCATCATCGGGCGGTACATACCCACCTGATCGTCCTCAATGTCGGTGCGCTCCACAGCAACCGTCGCTTCAAACTTTTTGTTGGTCAGGCTCATGGCCTCTTTGCTCATTTTTTGGATTTGGCGTTGGCCTACCCATTCGCGCATTTGCGGGAATTTGCCCAGCCACGCGTAAGTATTGGTGGCCGTATTCGACGGCACCGTCATGGCAATGGCCGTATAAGACGGCTTAACCGATTCCAAGCCGTTTTGAAATTCCTTGCGGAATGCGGCGGTGAGCGCCGTTAATACTGCGGTTTTATTCATTTTTAGCCTTCCTGTTGTTTAACTTGTTCGGCATACTCGGCATGGCTCATACCGAGCATCTTGGCGGCTGCCTGCTCTTCTGCGGTTAAGGCAACTACATTTTCGCCCGGCTCTTTGCCTGCGGTTTGCGTGCCGGCCAAAGCCGCTACCGGCTGCGCGTTTTCGATAAATCCGGTTAAAAAGGCCAAGCCGCCTTCTTGTTTCAATACGCCTTCCGCCCATGCCTTTTGCGCGGGCAACAGCTTGCCTGCGGCCAATGCGGCAGTAATCAGCTCGTTGCCTTTATCGGCGTTGCGTTCGGCGGTCAGTGCGGCGATTTGGCTTTGCAAATCCTGCACCACCGACACCGGCGCGTATCGGGTTAAGTCGGGCTGGCCTGCCGGCTGGGCGGACAAGGCGGCGATTTTGCTGTCTTTGTCGGCCAGCTCCTTAAACAGGTCGGCAGATAAGGCAACGTTTTGCGGTTTGGCCGCCAAGATTGCGGTTAACGCCGCCGTAATCTGCTCGTCGCTTGCCTGCGGCAGGCCAAGCAGTTGTTGCAACAACTCTTTCATCGGGTTTTGCTCCGTTTCGGGGTTAAAAAACTGTGCCGACGCTGCCGCCAACACTTCGTCCATGCCGTCCAACGCGGGGTAATTGGTCAGCGCGGCGTGGTAAATCTTGCGCACATAGCCCTTGGTGTCATAGCTGAACACCGCCGAGATATAACGGTATTCTTTGGCGGCAATGGCCGCCGCGGCTTTATCCGTCCACTCCACATCGGCAAACAAGCCTTTGGGGGTAAACTCCAGCCAGCGCATCCAACCGGCGGCGGGTGCGGGCTGGCCGTTTTTTTCTTTGTGCAGGGTTTGGTGCTCGTAATCGACCACCAGTTGATTGCGCGAGGCATTGGCCAGCTCCACCACGTCGCGGCCGTTTTCTTCGGTCAGATACCAAGCGGGCACATCGTGGGGGCGGCCGTCAATCGCTCTGAACTCGCCGTAAGGCAGCAACTGGATGCGGCCGTCGCGCGGCTGCACCTCGAAACTGCATGCGGCAAGCGTTAATCTGTTTTGGGGCATAGTCCGTCCTCTCAATCGACGCCCTTATTGTGCGTTTCGCCGCGCATCGGTATTAAGCCGACACACTTCAAACCCGCCGGCCGCCCGAATATGCGTTTAAACCCCGTTTAGATTTGCGTCAGATTGATTTCAGACGGCACGCCCATACCAACCCATAGCCCAATAAAAAAAACGCGCTAAAAAGCGCGTTTTAAAGGCCGTCTGAAAATCATTTAATCAGGTTGGCAAAATAATCCTGTACATCGTCCATCAAGTCTTGTTTGTCTTGGTCGGTCAGCGTTAAAAATTCCCGCTGCGGTATGTTCACTTTGCGGCCGCGTCCGGCCATGCCGCCGAAGTTGTGGATGGCGGCATACACCATATTGGTGCCGACAAGGGCGGTATCGTTGTCGGCCATTTTGGTGATGCTTTCGCGCAAGCCCTCGGTATCAATCAGCGGCCTGCCGTTGCGGTATTTCAGCCCCAGCCATTTAGGCCGGCCGCCTTGGCGGAAGTTGGTATTAACGGCGGCTCTCATTGTTTCAGACAATTTACGCATCAACAAATAGCGGTTGTCGTCCAAACCTTGCCCAAGCCGTTCGATTTGGTTTTGCACTACAAACAGATTGTCTATTTTTATTTCAATCATTGACTTAGATTTATCAAGGGGTTAGTATTTTAATAAAGAGCCGTAACTGCGGGTTTCCTACTGGAAAGGTTAAGCTGGCGTATGCCACCTTATGATCCTGTTCGAATCAGGCAAAGCAGTTTACGGCTTTTTCCATATCAGCTTATATCCTTTCAAGCTTTCTGCTTGCCGTACATCCAACATTGTCCCCGTGTTAACCATATTGGTAACAACAAGTTCTTTTTTTGTGTTGAAATTCAGCAGATGGCTACAAGCGAGATGATAAAAGTTTTAACACTAAGGTTAAACAAGGTTTTAAAATACCTGAATTTATAGAGTTAGGTTATTGTTATATTTAGGTATATCTGCTCAAATTGGTTTATATGGTTGGCGAGATAGAATACTCAAATGATGTAACGGGATATGAGGGTCAAGCGGATGACAACAAGCGGGTAAGGAGACAGTGATGTGGGTGCGGCTTGATATGGACAGGCTTTTGTTGGAATAGATTACTTTTCAAAGTGTCTGCGGCTTAAAAACGTTGGATAAGACATTCAGTGATAAAGCGTATTTTTAAGGCCGTCTGAAATTTTCAGACGGCCTCTGTTACAGGAAGATAATTTATTTCATTAGATTTTTAATTACGCCCATTACGCTTCGTGAAATAGCGCGTGTAACTTGTTTATTGATTTGGTTTCCGACTGAATCTGCAAGATCGTAGGCGATGCCTTGATTGGCTTTTTTGCGTCTGCCGAACAGGCCTCCTAAGAAGCCGCCGACAACGCCGTCTTTATCTGATTGGGCGGTGTTTGCTGTGGTTTTGGCTTGTTCTTTGGCTGCTTGCTCTGCAAGTTTCTGTTCGGTTTGTTGGGCTTCGAGTTCCATTAAGGCTTCATAGGCGGAATAGTTGTCTACCATGTCTTTATAGTGGCGGTAGAGTAAATCGCTTTGGTATCGGCTGTTACGTTCTTCTGCGGATAAGGGTGTTAAGTTGGATTGGGGCGGAAGAATGAATGAGCGTTCTACCGGTGTGGGCATGCCTTTTTCATCGAGGAAAGAAACCAATGCTTCGCCGACGCCTAATTCTGCGATGGCTTCTACGACATTGATATTCGGATTGCTGCGGAATGTTTCTGCTGCGGATTTAACGGCTTTTTGGTCGCGCGGGGTAAAGGCGCGGAGGGCGTGCTGTACGCGGTTGCCTAGTTGTCCGAGAATGCTGTCGGGTAAATCCAAGGGGTTTTGGGTAACGAAGTATACGCCGACGCCTTTTGAGCGGATCAGGCGGACCACTTGTTCGATTTGTTCCAATAGAGCGGTTGGGGCATTGTCGAATAGTAGGTGGGCTTCATCAAAAAACATGATGAATTTGGGTTTTTCGAGATCGCCGACTTCGGGTAGGGTTTCAAACAGTTCGGCCAACATCCAAAGTAGGAATGCGCTATACATTCTGGGGGAACGCATCAGTTTTTCGGAGTTGAGAATGTTGATTACGCCTTGTTTTCCTTCTGTTTGCAGCCAATCTTCCAGATTGAGAGCGGGTTCTCCGAACAATTCGCCTGCGCCTTCGTTTTCAAGCGTCAGCAGTTGGCGTTGGATGGCGCCGACGCTGGCTGCGGACACATTGCCGTATTGGTTTCTGTATTCGGCTGCGTTTTCAGAAACATGTTTCAAAATTCCTCTGAGGTCTTTTAAATCAATCAGATGCCATCCTTTGTCGTCTGCAACACGGAAAACCAGATTGAGTAATCCTTCTTGTGTGTTGTTCAGATTCATTAGACGGGCAAGCAGCATGGGACCCATTTCCGAAATGGTAACGCGTACGGGAATGCCGGTTTCGCCGAATACATCCCAAAAGCGTACGGGAAAGCTTTGCAGCCATGTATCGCCCAATTGGAATTCTTGAATACGTTCGCCGATTTTTCCGCTGTTGTTGCCGGCAAGTGCAATGCCGGATAAGTCGCCTTTGACATCGGCGAGAAATACCGGAATGCCTTCGTTACTGAATGCTTCGGCCATGCGTCTCAGGGTAACGGTTTTACCTGTGCCGGTGGCGCCGGCAATCAATCCGTGTCGGTTGGCCATTTTTCCCTGTATATAAAGTTCTTTGCCGTGACTGCGTGCGATGGGGAATGTAATCATGATTTTTCTTTCGAACATTGGGTCGTAAACGGGTTTATTTTCTTATGATTTATGGGGGTATGCAACAAAGGCCGTCTGAAAATTCAGACGGCCTTTGTTTATCTGAAACAAGTATTGCAGGGTAAAAAAGAGTCAGTCTTGTGTCGGGTGTGTCTATCTTAACTTTGATAAACATGGTTATATATATTTAATAATAAATATGTAATTTTCAAGTTATTGATTTAATAGATGAAGATTGTAAAAATTCTTGGCGAATCTAATGATGAGGGGTAAAATTGCTCTTTTTCAAAGGTTCCATGCCGATTGGAATATCGATAAAAACGACCGTTTTTTATCTTTCTATCTGTTGAATAATTACAAAACCGCTTTATTGATTTGA